ATATAGAATCAATGGAGGATTGGTATAAGGCAGAAACTATTACTCCTGAACAAGTTATTAATGAAATAAAACAAATATTATGAAAATAGAAATATCAATTGGAGAGTTAGTAGATAAATTATCCATATTAGAAATTAAATTACTTAATATTAGGGACCCCAAAAAATTAATTAATGTTTATAAAGAACTTGAAACATTAAATCCTTATTTTCAAGATTTATTAGATGAGTATGGGATTAATATGAAAAACCTTTATACTAAAATATCTAAGATTAATAAAACATTATGGGATATTGAAGATCACATCCGAGAAAAAGAAGCAAAACAAGAATTTAATAAAGAATTTGTAGAATTAGCAAGAAGTGTGTATATTACAAATGATCAAAGGGCTGCTGTAAAAAAAGAAATTAATTTACTTACAAAGTCTGAATTAGTAGAAGAAAAATCATATAAAGATTATTAAGTGTTTTGGCTTGTAGAAAATAAAGAACAGTTACAAGAGTTTAGGGAAAAGAAGTTCAAGAAAGTATTCATTGAACCTCTTTTTTCTAATGATAACCAACATCCTTTTTTAAGGGGCATAGTAGGATTCTATATTAGAGAAATTAACCATAGAAAAGGATTTATTATCAACATAGACCATAGTGAAGCAACCCAATGTGATTTAGAAGAAGTATATGAATTGATAGGAGAATTTGAGGAGATATTCGTAACAGATAAGAAGGAATTCCTCCATATAGTACCTTTAAAACAGCTTAGCGACATTCACTTCATTTCTCCTACGGATATACCAGACTCGTTTGCGTGTCATGATTTTTTCTATCGCAAGTACCCCCACATTAACAATATAGGTAGCATAATCCCAATAGTAAAGCATTATGAACGTTGTGAAACGATATATAACGCAGTTAAACATGTGTTTACTATGGAGAAACCACAACACTTTGAGTTCTATAATAATAAGGCTACAAATGTGTTTTATTGGATTGAATCTAATGGATTGAGGGTAGATCCTAAGTTATTTGGGGAGCATTTTGGTGTAGAACGTGATTGGACTTACTCGCAGTTTAATCTAAAAACGACAACCACAAGACCTTCGAACTCATTTGGAGGGATTAATTATGCTGCTTTAGATAAAAAATCGGGTTGCAGAGAGGCATTTATCCCCGATAATGACTTTTTACTAGAGATTGATATTAGTGCTTATCACCCCACATTGGCAGCACAACTAGTAGATTATGAATTTGAACATGAAGACATACACCAAGCATTTGCTGACATGTATGGAGTGGATTATAAGAAAGCTAAAGAGCTGACGTTTAAACAGCTATACGGAGGAGTATTTGATGATTATAAAGAGCTGGAATTTTTTAAACGTGTTGAAAGATATATAGAGGATATAAGTAGTAAAGAGGAGGCAGTTTGTAAGTCTGGATATGTCTTTAAAACAGATATGAAGAAACAAAAACTGTTTAATTATATACTTCAAAATACCGAAACGTATTATAATGTACTTATTTTAGAAAAAATTATTAAAATACTTAAACATAGTAAAACTAGAATTATACATTATACTTATGATTCGTTTTTGTTAGATGTAAGTAAGGATGAAAAGGACATAGTACAGTCTATAATAGATGTATTCAAAGAATATCGATTTGGTGTTAAAATGGAAGCTGGTATAAATTATGGCGATTTAGGGAGGGTGTAATATTTATATCCAAACCCTATTAAAATGAACAACAAGCTATTTTGTACCTTTACTTCTTTAGATGATTTGGAGAAGACGCTGGTAGAGGTTAAATCTAGCTACGATATACTTTATAGAAAAATTTTTGTATTATATATAAAGAGCAATGACGAATACGTTTGTACTTATAACGTAGAGCCAAGTAGCGTGGAGGCGATATTACCTAATACTATATTAGTCCATAGAAAAAAAGAATCAAATACATTATATACAATTAATGCCCTTAATGAGTTAATAAAACTATTAAATGGTGGAGTTGTCGATGTACGTTATAGAGTAAACTGGCAACATTATCGTAATACGATTTTACTAACCCAGCATAATGAATTAAAACAATTAAAGACCAAGATTCATCAGATTCTTGAACTTTAATTTGGTATCCTGAATCAGGATTCGTATATTTATCAAAAGTTACATTTTTTAAAAACAGTTATATTATGGATTTAAATGCAATTCGCAGCAAGCTGAATTCCCTACAGCAACAAAACAAGGGAAATGGAGGCTCCAATCAGAGCCTATTTTGGAAACCAAGTGTTGGTAAACAAGTAGTACGTATTGTACCTAACAAGTTTAACAAAGCCAATCCTTTTACGGAAGTGTACTTCCACTATGGGATTGGGGAAAGGGTTATGATCTCACCTATTAATCATGGTGAAAAAGACCCAATTGTTGAATTTGCTAAACAGCTTCGTACAACCAGCGACAAAGAGAACTGGCGTTTAGCTAAAAAGCTTGACCCTAAAATGCGTGTCTTTGTTCCTGTGATTGTACGTGGTGAAGAAGAGCAAGGCGTTAAGCTTTGGCAGTTTGGTAAGAATACTTACCTTGAATTTCTTTCACTTGCAGATGATGATGATATCGGAGATTTTACCGACATCCATCAGGGACGAGACATTACAGTAGATACTGTAGGTCCTGACGTAACAGGAACCGCTTACAATAAGTCTTCGGTTCGTGTTAAGACAAAGCAAACACCACTTGGTGAAGCTGATCAAATTCAAAAGTGGATGGAAGACCAATCCAACCCAACTGAAGTATTCAAGCGTTATTCGTTTGAAGATATGAAGAATAATCTCCAAACATTCCTTGCTCCTGAAGAACAGGCACAAGAAGGAGACATCATTGATGAAGGGAAAGGAGACGATCTCCCTTTTGATAAAGGGGGGTCTCAAAATAATTATGCAGTGAAGACTCCCCAAAAAGTGCAAAAGCCAAATAAAGTAGATCAATTTGACCAATTATTTAGCTAATGCCTAGAGGAAAAAAATCATCACTATCGGAGGCTGTATCTAGCGAGCTAAAAGCAAACTTTGACCTTGGTAAATTCAAGGAAAAGAAAATGCTTAATGCTAATGCTAAATTCAAGCCCCAACAATGGATCCCACTTTCCCAAGCATTCCAGGATGTAACTTCAATCCCAGGCATACCTGCAGGACATATTGTTTTGCTAAGAGGCCATTCTGATACCGGTAAGACAACCGCCTTGATTGAGGCGGCTGTCTCCGGACAGAAGAGAGGAGTCCTCCCTGTGTTTATTATCACAGAGATGAAATGGAGTTGGGAACATGCTAAAATGATGGGTCTCGAAATCAATGAAGTAGTTGATGAAGAGACTGGTGAGGTTGTAGACTATAATGGTAACTTTATCTATGTAGATAGAGAAGCTATCAATTCAATTGAAGATGTAGCAGCATTTATTTTGGATTTAATTGATGAACAGAAAAAAGGTAACCTACCTTATGATTTATTGTTCCTATGGGACTCAATAGGATCAGTACCCTGTGAAATGTCTATTAAATCTAATAAAAACAACAATGAGTGGAATGCTGGTGCTATGTCAACTCAATTTGGCAATAATGTAAACCAACGCATAACACTTTCACGTAAGGAAAGTAGCCCATTTACTAATACGCTTGTTTGTATTAATAAGGTTTGGACTGCGAAAGCAGAAACACCTATGAGTAAACCTAAACTTATGAATAAGGGAGGATATGCTATGTGGTTTGATGCAACATTTGTAGTAACATTTGGTAATATCATGAATGCTGGTACCTCTAAAATTAAAGCAATTAAGGATGGTAAACAAGTAGAATTTGCTAAACGTACTAATCTACAAATTGATAAAAACCACATTAATGGGGTTACTACAAGGGGTAAAATTGTTATGACACCCCATGGTTTTATTAACGATGATGATAAAGAAATTAAATCTTATAAAAACTCCCATGCTGAAGCTTGGAGAGAAATTTTAGGAGGTGTAGATTTTGATATTATTGATGAGGAACAAGAAGTACAAGATATTTCTCATTTCTCAAAAGAACCTGACTAATGATAAAAAAAGATTACTTGAAGATGCTCAATAGTATTGAGCAAGGGGAAGAGTCTGTGAAACCCGGACAACATGATAGAGTTATTTTTATAGATGGGCTTAACTTATTTTTAAGAAACTTTGCCGTCTTAAACTTTATAAATGGGAGTGGCACACACGTAGGGGGATTATCGGGATTTCTTAGATCTTTAGGTGCTCTTATAAATCAAATTCAACCCACCTCAGTATACTTAGTATTCGATGGAGTAGGTGCCTCTACTAACAGGAGGTACCTGCTCCCCGAATATAAAACAGGTAGGAATTTAAGCCGAATTACTAATTGGGATGCTTTT